AGTCCAAGATTTGTCCATTTCATCAACCAATACTCTACGGTTGCAGATAGAGATTTATTTGAAAGTGAGTTTGTAAGAACTGTTTGGGACAAACCAGACTTAACTAATGATGAGTTGAATTTGTATATTACTGTTTGCACTAACTATGTCAGACAGAAACATATTCAGCAAAGAATAGACAAGTTGAACACGATGCTCAACGACACAGACAATGAGCGAGATTTAACAATGCGTCTCACTGAGCTTATAAAGGCCACTAGCGAGGAATTGAATCAATGCGAGAAGAGAATCGAATCTTTAACGAAAGACCTTAACGGGAGCCGTCAGGCGCGTCTAAAGGCAAGAGGAGAGCAAAATGGAAGCATTGCCGCTTTAGTGGAGGCATTTCAGGATAAAGAAGAGCGTGATCGCATGATTCTGATGGCAGAAATGCAAAACAAGCTAATTGAAGAAGAGGCTGATCGACTTGAATCCATGGACGAGTATAAAGCGCGTATTTTGGGAATCTCCAAAAGAGAAATATTATGAGTGATTTCGTCTGCAAGGAATGCGACAAAGAGTTTGATAAGAAAAGGAGTTTTCATGCTCACTTAAAAGCTCATACCCTTGCTATAGGAGACTACTATGTAAAGCACTATGACAAAAGAGACTTATACACAAACGAAAAACTTGCGTTTAGGTCTTATGACCAATACATGCGAGACGACTTCAATGATCACTCCAACTTCGTTTCATGGATGGAATCCGCTCCACCCGAAGAAGTTAAAGATTATATTAAAAACAAGACAAAAGAAAAGTTCCTACTAAAAGAAATAAATATATCTCCGCCAAACCTTTTTTACGACCTATCGGAAATGGCTAATATTTTTTATTATAAGAAATTTTGGGGTTCGTATTCTAATTTTTTAAAAGAATTCAAAGTAGAAAACTACTATAACAAAAATCTTCCGTTAAAGTTTTGGGAATCCAGTCATCAAGACATACCAATGTTTATAGATACGAGAGAAAAGATTCCATTAACTTTCGAAGACTCTATAACTAACAAGTTGGACTTTGGGGATTATACGGCGCGAGGAGAGTTATATTCTAAAACCTTTGTAGATAGGAAGGCTCAAGACGACTTTAGGCAAACCTTTGGCAAAGATATAGAGCGATTTAGAAGGGAAATGGATAGATGTGTTCAATTTAATTCATATATGTTTATCGTTGCGGAGACTTCTATAGAAAAGCTAGAAGAACACAATAAACTTTCTAAGTTTAAGTCTAATTTGGGTTACTTGTGGCATAATGTAAGAAATCTGATTGTAGACTACCCCGAAAACCTTCAGATTGTTTTCGCTCACAATAGGGCGGGAGCAAAAAAACTCATTCCACTAATACTGTATCATGGGAAAGATTTATGGAGAGTGGATTTACAATATTTTATAGATAAAAGAATAAATGGCTTGGACAAAAGGAAAACAAGGATATCGGCTTGAGCACTCCTCAAAGGAGCTAAACAAGCTAATAAAGAAAATGGATGGGACTCTTGGAGAAGAGGAGTCTAAGTATTTGTTATATAAATTTCTTAGAAATAATATAGCCTTTACATCTGAGTTGTTTTTGGGTGTGAAGTTATTCCCATTTCAAGCGATGGCGATCAAGGGCATGATGGTTTCGGACTATTCTATGTTTGTATTTTCTCGCGGCATGTCTAAGACATTCTCTACGGCGATTTACGTAATACTAGAGTGCTTACTCAATCCTAGCGCTAATATAGGCGTTATCGCAGGAAGTTTTAGGCAATCAAAACAAATCTTCCAAAAAATGGAGGATATCATTAGTAAACCAGAAGCCAGCCTAATTAAAGAATGCGGATTCAGAATTCAAAAGGGAACTGACCAATGGACAATGACTTTAGGTAAGGCTAGGGCTATTGCCCTTCCTCTCGCTAATGGAGAGAGACTTCGTGGATTTCGTTTTAATAGGATTGTGTTGGATGAATTCTTAACTATACCAGAAAAGATTTTTAACGAAGTTATCATACCATTCCTTGGTGTGGTAGACAACCCCATCGAGAGAGAGGAATTATACAACCTAGAATCCAGAGTAATCGAGAAAGGCGAGATGAAAGAGGGAGACAGGTATGTTTGGCCCAACAACAAGCTAATCATTCTATCATCTCCATCATTTAAATTCGAATACATGTATAGATTATACAAAAAGTATGAAGATCTTATATTTGGGAATGAGGCAAAAGAGAATGACGAAGAGGGAGACGAAGAGGATGAATTAAAAGATGATGCTTATAGGCTTATTATGCAATTAAGTTACGATTGCGCTCCTAAGAGACTATATGATCAAAATCTGCTTAAGCAAGCGAAGGCAACAATGTCGGAGATGCAATTCAAGAGAGAATTTGGCGCTCAGTTTATTGATGAGAGTGATGGTTACTTTAGATTATCTAAAATGGCCGCTTGCACCATTCCAGATGGAGAGTTCCCCGCAGTAGAATTAGTCGGAAACCCTAGTCATGAGTATCTCCTTGCTTTTGACCCAAACTGGGCTGGCAATACTAACGCTGACCATTTTGCAATGCATGTGTTTAAGGTTGATAGAGAAGCTCAAAAAATATGCTTAGTGCATAGTTATGCTATAGCAGGAGTGTCTCTTAAGGAGCATATGGAGTATTTTTTATATTTAATACAGCACTTTAATATTGTTGGGATTTGCGGGGACTATAATGGAGGAGTCCAGTTTATTAACTCTTGTAATGAGAGTGCTTTATTTAAAGAGGCTGATGTGAAAATCGGCGTTTTAGAAGTGGACTTGGAAAGACCAGAAAATTGGAACTCAGACATATTGAATTTTAAAAACCAATACAACGTAAGAGAGAGAAATTACTGCATACTTAGAAAACCCACATCTAATTGGATTAGAAACGCTAATGAGATGTTGCAAGCGGCCATAGACCATAAAAGAATTCTATTTGCTTCTAGGGCGATTGATAGTCATTTTGACTCGCAACGCAAAAAAAACATACCCATTGAAAAACTAAAATGGGATATTAAGACCCCAAAATCTTCTAAAGGAGCCATGATGATAGACTTAATTGATCATCAAAAGTATGTTGTAGAACTTACAAAGTCGGAATGCGCTAACATTGAAGTGGTAGGAAATCCACAAGGATCACAGGCATTTAACCTACCTCAAAACCTAAGAAGGCAAAAAGGGCCTAATAGAGCACGAAAAGATTCTTATTCTGCCTTAGTTCTAGGGAATTGGTTTGCCAAGGTATTTTTTGATTCAGAAAACGCGACTCAAGAACAAAAGCCTCAAGGAACATTTATTCCGTTTGCAATTTGAAAAGTTGTAAAGTTACTTTTATAACTTTAGTGTAAACTTTAATATGTCTCGTAAATACACTAAGCGTTCTGAATACTGGGAGAAGTTCAATAAAAAAGAATTTCCAATTGAAAATCTGCTTCTCCCTCAAGAAGAAATTTTTAAGCCAGAATTAATTGGTGATCCTATATTTAGCTCAGAAGCTTCTCGATTAGATTCTCCCACCTCTAGGACTGGGACTAGGACGAATGCGGCAGCTACTTTGGGGCTATCTGATAAATTTAATAATATTAAAAAAGGCATATTGCCATTCAACTACGACAAAGACTCTGCGGACACAAGAGAGGCGGTAGAACTCTGTCAAAAAGCTTACTTTAACATTTCTTCTTTCAAAAGCACCATCGATCTTTTATCCGAGTTCGCTGATTCAGAACTTTACCTTGAGGGAGGCTCAGAGAAATCTAAAAAATTTATCGAGGCTTGGTTTAAAAGAATTAGGATGCACGACATAAAGCAACAGTATTTCAGAGAATACTATCGCTCAGGCAATGTCTTCTTTTACAGGGTGGATGGGAAAATACCTCTTAAAAATTCTCAAAAGATGCTGGAGGCATATGGCACTAGCTCTAGAAAAAAAATCCCTATTAGGTATTTATTAATTAACCCTACAGATATAGCGACCAAGGGTTCAATATCTTTTAGTGGTTATGAGTATTTTAAAGTATTGACTCCATTTGAGATCTCTCGTCTTCAAAAGCCAGAGACTGAGCATGAATTAGAAATGCTAGACTCTTTACCAGAAGACATTAAAGAGTCCATAAAATCAGGAAAGAACACATATGCCATGGCAAAAGTGCAGATTAAACTTGATCCTCAGTTACTGCATGTTGTTTTTGCTAAAAAGCAGGACTACGAGCCTTTGGCTATTCCTCTTGGCTATCCCGTACTTGAAGACATAAACAGAAAGATTGAATTAAAAAATATTGATCAAGCTATCAGTCGTTCTATTGAAAATGTTGTTTTACTTGTGACCATGGGGAACGAGCCAGACAAGGGCGGGGTAAATCATAGAAACTTAGCGGCAATGCAGCAGATCTTCAAGAACCAAAGTGTTGGTCGAATTCTTGTTTCTGACTATACCACAAAAGCAGATTTTATTATTCCAGATATCCGCAAGGTTGTCGGCCCAGAGAAATACGAGGTAATCAACAAAGACATTGAACAAGGATTGCAAAACATTCTTATTGGAGACTCTAAGTATTCCGATACTCAGGTTAAAATGAGAGTTTTCTTTCAGCGACTAGAAGACTCTCGCAGGGCCTTTTTAAATGACTTCATCAATCCAGAAATTAGGAGAATCTGCAAGTCTGCTGGCCTTCGCTCTTGGCCAGAAGCCAAATTTTCCAAAACCGACACCATGGACGATAGTAATCTATCTAAATTAGCCACAAGACTCATGGAATTAGGAGTCCTTACCCCAGAGCAAGGAATGAAAGTTGTTCATACTGGAGTGTTCCCAGAAGCATCTGAAATGCAGCAAGCTCAAGACAAATTCAAAGGAGAGCGTGAAAAAGGACACTATATGCCTCTTGTGAATACAATTAATTTATACAGCGATGAGCAGGGAGAAGATCCTTCAGCTCCTGACCAGCCAACCGCAGTCGCTCCATCTGGAGGTAGGCCAATTGGAGTTTCCAATTCATCTTATTCAAAGAAAAATATTGTCGAGGCCACAAAAAGAATAAACGAACTTGAAGTTTTGGCGTTCAGGGAATTTGCTTCTAAATTTGGGCTAAAGAGAATGTCTAAACAAAAAAAAGAAATGGTAGCTCAGGTTTGCGAGTCTATTGTTATAGCTAAAGATGTGGCAGATTGGGAAGAGACTTTATCTGAAATAGTAAAAGATTTAGATAAGCTTACTTCTCTTGCAGTAAACGAAAAAGTCCTAGAGTTGGGTTGCCAGCATCAGTTGGATGATTTAGCTTCTGCAATTTTATATCATTCTACGCAAATTTCAGTGTAATAAAAAATATGTCACTGAATGATTTTAACATTTGCTTATTTGAAGGCAAGGTAAGAGAGATTAAAAACGAGGAGTTCGAGTTATTTGGGCTTTCGCAAGGGTCTATTCAAGAAGCGGCTCAATCTTTGCTCCCAGATGATTTCGATCCTGAACAAAATATTGATGTATTGCCTGTAGTATTTAATTTAGCCAAAATCAATGAATTTAACAAAAATGGTGATGGCATTGATGCTAAAACAGCAATCGCTGCTGTAAAAAGGTTTATTAATAAGCCAATCAATATTGAGCACAAAAAAGACAAAATTGTTGGACACATGATTAATGCGTCCTTTTCTGATGAAGAATTCGATTTCAAAGATAACGACATTGAGTCTTACGCCGACAAAAAAGAGCCTTTTTATCTTAATGCGGCTGGATTGATTTATAAATCTGTATATCCAGAACTAGCTGAAGCAATTGTAGAAGCATCCCAAGAAGAAGAAGAATCTTATCAAAGTATATCTACAAGCTGGGAGCTAGCATTTAAACAATTTGAAGTCGCTGTTGGATCTAAATACTTGCAAGACTCCACTATAGCTGAAGGGTCCAAAAAAGAAGACTTGAAGCAATACATTAGAGGATTGGGCGGGAAAGGAATCGATCAAAACGGCAATCCTGTCAACAGATTAATCGTGGGACAAACATATCCTTTGGGGGCAGCTTTAACACAAAATCCTGCTGCCGCCGTCAAGGGCGTTAATATAATAGAAAAAGATTCAAATAATAAAACTGAAGAAAAAATTTCCCTAAACGCGAATATTAATGTAAACTCAAGCAAATTAAAAAGCATTTTAAATATGGATAAAAATCAATTTGATCAATTAATCTCCCAGTTGACTAAGAGCGTTGCTTCTGCTGTCAAGGAAGGATCTGAAGCCAAGACTGTCGGTGAAAGTATTCGTGATACTCTTGTAGAGCATAATGAGTCTTGGAATTCTAAGATGAAAGTTGAACAGGAGGCCAAAGCAAAAGCGGAAGCTGATCTTGTGGAACTACAAGATTCCTTTAAGGAAACAAAAGAAGAGCTTAACTCTCTTAAGAGTGAAGTTGAAGCTAGCGCTGCCGTTGAGGTTTTCAATGCTCGCATGAACTTTATTGATAGCAATTATGGGCTTAACGAGCAGGAACTCTCCTTAGTCCTCGCTGAAATCAAAAACCTTAATTCCACCGAAGACGAATTCAATTCTTACAAGGAAAAGCTTGAGATTATTTTTGCACACAAACTCAATAAAAATATTGAGGCTCAAGAAGCAGATATCAAAGCACGTATCGACGAAGCTGTAGCTAACCGCACGGAGGGCGATGACCCCAAAGAGGCAGTAGCTAGTAAAGAAGAGTCGGAAGAAGAGCTTGAGATTGAAG